TATCAACCCCATCCTGATTTGTTTTCGGGACAGGGGATATTACTGACGGTGCCTTGTTCTTACCATCATCAATAGAAAAACCAAACAGTTTAGCCATAGTATAATATTTTTACTTCTATTATAGCACTATTTAGGCAATTAGTTAATGTCCTCTCCACCAGCGTTAGTACCATTACCTTTAATTGCTTCCCAGTAAAGAACTTGAAGTTCGACCTGAAACTCTTGAATTCCTTGAGCATCGTAAGATAATTCTATAGGTGCAACCTGTGTTGGGAATACATCATAGAAATGATACTTTCTTAATGTCTCTCCACTACGATCAAGTTGGAATACAAATGCGTCTGCCTGATAATCTGCTGGATTAGTTGTACCAGTGTTATCAGAAACTCTGTTGATTGTATTCATCCACTTTTCAAAAGCAGACCTGATTGCAAAGTCAGTATCGTTAATTATTGTTATTGTCCAAGTGTCGAATGTGCGATCACCAGCAATTTTTAAAACCCTACCTCTGAATGGAACTTCAATCGGAGCAACGTTAGATGCAGGTAAGTTTGCTGCTTTGACTAAGAATCTTGCCTTATTCAAAATATCATTCAAACCTTCCACATTTACTGCAGGTGGAAAAGCGAGTTCACATTCAAAGAGATTTGAACGTGCACCACCACCAGTTAGTTTACTCTTGAAATCAGTAATCTTTCTTAATGGAGGTGGATTGAGTTGGTTTCTTGTAGCCATGAGTTGTTACTTCCTTAAGTTAATTAAATGTTACCGATTACTTCCTCAAAGGATACGCCAGTTCTTGTAGCGACAAAGGTTAGACCGATGAAGTTGATTGAACGTGCGGGTTTAATGAAGATATCTGCGACAAACTCATTATTGTCTATTACAGATGCGGTGTTGTTAGTTTCGTCACATATGACGACATAATCAAAGATTCCTCGTTTTGCTTGAGTATCACGAAGGAATGGTTCAACAATATTTACAAAGTTTGTTCTTGTGATCTCATCATTGAACTCAAATAATTGATCCCTAGCAGCAGCAGAAATCGCATCCTCAAGATAGATGAACAAACGACGTACGTTTATTCTATCAAATGCGGACGATTTTCCAAATCCAGTCTTATCACCGAACAAGATGATACCATCACCTGGTTGGAAAATTACTGGATTAATTCTATTAGAGTAAAGTACATCTCTTTGAAGTTTGCTAGGATTGTATGCTAGTTTAACTGCATTAAGTATTGCACCTCTTGAGTTACCTGCTGGTGAGAACCAAGGGAATTGTGTAAGATCATTTCTAGCACAAGTTCCAGCGATATCACCATTTAGTGGTACATAACGGAACGTATCACTAAATCTATCGTACATATATTTGTATCCGCTATCGAATACCCCATAAGTCGTAGATGTAATTGGTGAGTAGAAATTAATAACCTCATTAGTGATTTGAGAGTCACTATTTACAGTAACAGTTCCTACTGTTCCATCATTAATAAATGTTCCTCTATTTGGTGAGATGAATGCAATTGCATCCTTTCTTGTTTCAGCGATTTGTATTAGTTTATTCGCTTTTGCCTGAACAGTTGATCTTGTTCCTGAAGCAGAACCCATTAATAGGAAATCTATCTCAAAGTTTTCAGTATTTTCAAACAACTCATAACCTGTTGATATCTCTCCAAGAGTAGCAGTTAATGCACCAGATGCAGTAAGACTTGTTCCACCCTGATAATTAACACCACCTGCTAATGTATAAGTGTTGCTTCCAGAACCTGCAAATGAAATACCTTCAGCATCTTGATCCCAAGCAATGTCTGTTGCTGGAGTAAATCCAGAACTAAAGTTAGTAGCAACGACACCTGCTGGTTGTGATCCACCAAATACATTTGTTGATGTATTATAAAGATATTTTCTCCAATATGCTGTGCTACCTACAGAGTATTCAGCATCTTTTGCTTTCGACAGTGAAATGTGCTTCTCTAAAATTGTTCCTGCGTTACCTGTAACCTCTCCTGCACCATCAATTACAAGAACATGAATCTCATCAAATCTTGAGTTTCTTGCTGCTGCATAACTTGATGTACCTGGTCTTTCAACTATTGAGTTCCAAGTAATTGTTGATCCTGCACCAGTAAGAGTGAGTGTCTGCTCATCGAACCAGTCTCTCGATCCAGTGAATGATGTTGTTACTGCTGCTGTGCTAGTTGTTGTTACAATACCGATTGTCGCATTATTTGAATCATATTTAAACTGATATGTACCAGATTGTTGATAATCTTGTGCTGTCTCTGTTCCAGCAATAGAAACGTGTGAAACAAACTTAACTGTAATCTCATCAGACGCAGGTCCTACCTCAGTAACAATACCTTTAAAGAATCCTGTTAATTCTGAAGTTGATCCTGAACCAACTAGAACTGTCCCTGAAGGAACTTGTTGTGTAACACCCATACCAACTGTAATATTGGTGCCTATTCCTGTTGTTGATATACCACTTAATACCTGATCTGCAAGTCCGTCAATTGTTGCTACTCTTATTCCATTTCCCCATGAACCAGGATTTCTTGCTGCGAATGTAACACCAGTAATTGTGTTATTATCGTATCCTAATTGATTATAATGTTCTGTGCTCTTGATTTTGAAACTAGAACCAGAACCTGTGTAAGCATTTCGTAGATCAGTATCGTCTGCTCTCACCACCCTCATATTTCCACCATATGCTAGGTAAGAAGAGGCAACTAACCAATCCTCATAGTGCTTGTCTGTCTCGTATGGTTGACCAAAGTTGTTTAGTAAAGATGCTTCATCAGTTACTAAAACTGGTGTACCGACAGGTCCTTTTGCAAAAGGTGCAACTAGTCCACCAATTGATCCAGAGGTAGCGTCTACTCTACCAATGGTTAAATCAACCTCTCTAACTACGATACCAGGAGATGCTAAATTTAACGCCATCCCTTACTCTCCGAATCTCAGATTTATTTAAAATTATTTAGTTAAAAGGGTATTTTCATTGGGGAAACAGCACATGAACATTACCAATCTGGGTAATACCACTCATTTTCTATCTTATTTGATTTCCTTCTCTTCACAATTCTTTTAATTGTACATATTTTACACTCATAAGAATAGGCAGATGGAATATCACCTCTGCCCTTTCTAGTTAAATAATATCCATCAATTAAATCTTTTATTTCACCACAAACTCTACACTTTCTTTCTTTTAGTAATATGTGTTCAAGATCAAACTGATCATCTAAGTCCATTAGATACCATTCCAGAAATTGTCTACAGGTTGTGCATTTCTAGATGCTATGTATAAAGCTACATTACAAAAGAACCATAGAATGTTTGTTACCCATGCCTGTCTCCAACAATATTTCCTGTTTGTTTGTACTATAAAAAGTTCTTCTTCAGTGCCTGTATTTTTTACAAACTGTTCTATTATTAATGAAATTACAAATCCTATTGCGAATATGTAAAATAAAAGATTTAAAAAACCTGCGTTAAAAAGTAAAAATGAAATCATCTGTAGTCCCACATGTAAGAGCGATCACCATATTCATCAGTATGCCATCTATCTCCTTCAGAGTCAACAAATGTATCGTCATCCAGACCATCTGATATAAAACCGAATGGAGCCATGTCCTGTTCGATTTGATTTTTTTGTTCCTCATATATTCTTTTTCTTATATCATTATCAGTCATCTCTTTAAAATAATCCTGTGCAACTAACCATGCAAAGATTACAAGACACATTGCTAAGTCATCATTACATCCCTCCTCTGCCTCAAAAGAGTTATGTTTTTGAGAAAATGTAGTGAGTTCAGAAATAATCTCATAATCACAGGTTAGTAACTTATCATCTTCAATCAGTGTCTTTAAATTACTGCAACCTAATTTTTTGACTGCTGCAGTCATTCTAACTCCTAACTGAGACTTCTTACCAGAGAATCCTTGACCCACCACCTGACCATTTCTACCTCTCATTGAAGCCATCAATAGATTATCATATTCTAGATCATATTGCAAGATGCTTGCTACTTGATCTCCAATATCATTGACCTCAATTAAAAGAAATGCATTGTTATATCCTTTCGCAACACTATGAATGATATTGGGGAACAACATGGGTTTGATTTCATTGTTTCGATATTTTGCTACGACTTTATATGGAAACTCAGTTATATCAAACACAATAAATGCTGAATAATCATTTCCTAATCCACGAGCAACGTCAACTGTAATCATATAATTGTGGTCTTTAATTGCGTCTTCATAGATATCCAGACCAGCATTTTTAGTTATAGGAGCATCATAAATTAAATTTTTTAGTTTACTTGGTGCGATAAGAGTGTTAACAGATCCTAAAAACTCACATTCAAACTCAACTTTAAATTGTTGTTCAGATGTATTTGCTATGGTTTGTGCTTTCCATTCATCATCTCTACCAGGCACTTCATTCCAATGCACATCAGTAGGAATATATCCATTTGTCCCTCTTTCAGCATCATGCCACATTCTATAGAAGTGGTTCATACCACGAGGAGTGGATACAATAATCACTTTAGTGCTTGTACCAGAAGAAATTGTAGGATAAACAGATGCAAAGAAATCATCTGCTACATGATTTGGTACGAAAGCAAACTCATCAAGAAATAGTATGTTGAAAGACATACCTCGAACAGCAGAAGCAGATGTAGATGCTGCTAATATTTTTGATCCGTTATCTAATTCAAGTGAACCTTTGTTCCATGCTATGATACCCTGCTGCATCCATTTTGGTAAGTTCTCATATGCAGTCTGCAATCTACCAAGTAGATCCATTGCAATCTTTGCCTTGTTTGCAAGAATACCAATATTAACACTATCATTGAAGATCGCATAATGTAGAAGATAAGATACCACAGTGGTAGATTTACCAGTTTGTCGTGGCATTTTACATATATTAAATCTTTCTCTGTGAAAATTTTTAACTAGTTTTTCTTGAAAAGGATACAGATCAAATGGAACTAAACCCTTATCAAGAGATACTATCTTTATGTATTTTTTCGCAAAATATACTGGATCATCCTTACACTTTAAGAACTCAATGATATTCTCTTCAGAGAACTCAATCGGTGTATTTGCTTTTTTTAAATTAGGATTTCCAAGATATACATTATCAACCATAACAATTACTTTTTAGTTTTCTTTTTCATTGAGTTGATGAATTTTCTGTAGACTGCTGCCTCAGAGGTTTTACCCATTTCTCTTGCCCGTTGTTCCATAGCAACAGCAGCTTGAATTTTATGAGCATGTGATCTATTAGATTTCCTGATTTTTGCAACAGACGCTTTAGCAGTAGCAACGTCCTTGAAACCAAGTCCATGAATAGTTCCTTTAGGATTTTCATCTGTATATAAGTCTGAGTGTTTCTTTGAGTTTGCTGGTTGACCTTTTTTTCTAGGAATGCGAGGATTTGATTCCTCATTCACTGCTTTCTCTAATTTATCTGCTTGTTTAGCGTGAGTCTTAGATCCTTTTCTAAGATTTTTAACTAACTTTTTGATGTATGGTTTATCTTTTTTATTTAACTCCTCTTTCATATCATCTTTACTATCAAGATAATCAGCAGCAGTATCTAAGTAATCAGTTGCTTTGGTTATCTTTGATTGTACCCATGCTTTGAAGTTATCTTTTTTGAGAGTATGTTTTTTAATACGTTTAGATGCTCTCTTAGCAGTTTTCAACTGATTACGGATCATCTCTGGTTCATGATCCTTATGTTTCTCCTCTTCCATCGCTTGTTTGCGAATGGTTGCGAAGTAAACTTTCTTACCCTCTTCTTTACCATATTGCTTCTGCATACTCTTCTTCATATCAGACTTATCATACTTCTTCTTTAATCTATCATC